TTTAAATACACTTTATATGAGATTAGAAATGTTAACAGTCAGACTAGACGATGAGTAATTGGAAAACACGCGCTCTAGATGACCCCAAATTAAAATACAAACACGCTAGAATTATTATTAATGGTCCGAAGTCCTTGTCTCAGGCATGGATTTTACAAGCAATGAAATTGAAGTATAGTTATGAATCTCGAATCGCTACAGGAAATGTGGAAGACTGATTCCGTATTGGATGATGATCTACATGATAATGACTCTTTAAAAATTCCTCAACTCCATGCAAAATATATGGAGTATTACAATACCTTCTCACTTATGAAGAGTGAGAAGGAGATTGAGTTGAATCGAATTACTAGAGAGAAATGGTTATATTACAAGGGGAAGGCACCAGCAGCAATCTATAAGGAGATGCCTTTTGATTTGAAACTTACAACTAAAGAAGAGATATCGATGTTCATTGCTGCTGATGAGGACATTGGAAAGATACAATACAAGATAGGATATATAAGTCAAGTTCTATGTTTCCTCGATGGCGTGCTACGACAAATTAACAATCGTAGTTTTCATATTAAAAACGCCATTGAATGGAAAAGATTTCAATCTGGTATGTAATGCATTACGGTTTATATTATAAACAGGTTTCTTTTAATCGCCAGTCTATGCAAGTAGTCAATACTGCATTGTCTGGCAATTCTTTTAAGTGGCATGATGGTCAGTTACATGATCAAAAAAATCAAGCAAAAAGAAAATCTAAAATAGCATGGGTAAAAGACGAGCAGTTATACATCATGTTACTTAAGATGGTGAGACATGTGAACAGAGATGCTGGATGGAACTTTAATATTACTGGAGTTGAACCTATTCAATATGGATTATATGAACCAGGAGGCACATATAATTGGCATGTAGATCAGCACCCAAGACCTGTTAGAGGCAATGTAAGAAAGATTAGTATGTCACTCTTCCTAAACGATGACTACGAGGGAGGGGAGTTCGATTTAGAGATATATAGTCCAGGGGTAGAACCTAGGTATAAGTCCTTCAAAACGACACCAGGAACTGCCATCTTCTTTCAAGGTGATCAATGGCACAGGGTTAGACCTGTAACATCAGGATTGCGTAAATCTCTTGTAGCATGGTTTTATGGACCTCCGTATTCGTAAAAAGAATGAAGTTTATCTTAAGATTGAGGCAGAACCTCACATTAATTATGAACTAGCAGATTACTTTTGTTTTGAAGTTGAGTCTGCTAAGTATATGCAGAAGCAACGTCGTTGGAAAGGATGGGATGGAAAGATCCGTTTGTACTCACCAGCAACAGGAGAAATCTACTGTGGTCTCTTAGACTATCTTTTAGAGTGGGCAGACGAGAAGAAGTATCAATATAAGTTTGAAGACTGTAAGTTCTTTGGACACCCTCTAGCACAGAATGATTTCATCACTCCAGAATCGGTAGTGGGTTTTGTAAAAGCCTTGCGCTTACCCCCGTCCTTAAAGGTACGTGATTATCAGTATAAAGCAATTTATGAGGCGTTAAAATATAATAGAAGACTCCTGTTATCACCAACAGCTTCAGGTAAGTCATTAATGATATACGCATTAGTAAGATTCCATGTAAATGTAGATAGAAATATATTGATCGTGGTCCCTACAACATCTCTAGTGGAGCAGATGTATAAGGACTTTGAAGAATATGGTTGGATGGCGTCCGAAAACTGCCACAAAATATATGCGGGGCAAGAAAAATACACGGACCATCAGGTGGTAATTACCACTTGGCAATCTATCTATAAGGAACCTAGAAAATGGTTTGACAGGTTCGATGTTGTCATCGGTGACGAGGCACACCTTTTCAAAGCTAAATCTCTTACGTCTCTGATGGGTAAGTTGCATGAATGTAAATATCGTATTGGATTTACAGGAACTCTTGATGGTGCAAATGTCAATCAGTTAGTTCTTGAGGGTGTCTTTGGTAGATGCTCACAAGTGACACGAACTGCACAACTAATGCAAGAAGGACATGTTGCTAAGTTAAAAGTAAAAATTGTTTTGGTGAAGCATGAGGAAAAACTATTTGAGGGGTATCAAGATGAGATCGGATACCTTGTAGAACATGAAGGTAGAAATAAATTTATCCGTAACCTTGCTTGCGATTTAAAAGGAAATACTCTAATCCTCTTCAACTATGTAGAGCGTCATGGGGTGCCTCTTTATGAGATGATAAATAGTTACACCGAAAGACCAGTACATTTTGTACATGGTGGTGTAGATGTTAATGACCGTGAAGACATCAGATTACTAACTGAAAAGTCTGACAATGCAATCATTGTTGCTTCTTACGGTACTTTTTCCACAGGCATCAACATCAAAAGATTACACAACGTTATCTTCGCAAGTCCTTCAAAGTCCAGAGTTCGCAACCTACAATCTATTGGTCGTGTTCTAAGGAAAGGCGAGAATAAATCTCAAGCAACATTATATGATATTGCTGATGATATCTCTACCGATAGAGGTAACAACTATACACTCAACCATTTAATGGAAAGAGTTAAAGTATATAATCAAGAAAAATTTAATTATGAAATCATAGATGTAAACTTAAAAAACTTATGATTAATTACGCAAGACATGATGAAGAATTTTATGGAGTTTTCAAACTCCTCAATGGCGAAGAAGTTTTAGGTAAAGCAGTACTTACAGAAGATGAGGGTGAAACGCTAGTTTTTCTCCAAGATCCTGTTTGCACCCAAGTCATTCATAAAGAACTTGAAGAAGGGAAAATGATTCGTGGTGTAGGATTCTCAAAATGGATGCAGTTTTCTAATGAGGACTTCTTCATTTTACGAGAGAAGGATATTCTTACAGTCACTTCAATGAGTAAAGAAGTTTCATACTTATACGAAGCTTTTATTATTAGTGAAGATGATGAAAAGTCATCTAAAACCAAAGTAGACCTAGAACCCGAGATGGGTTACCTAGGTAAAATTGATGAAGCAAGAAAGCTCTTAGAGAGAATCTATAGAAGCTAGGTGTTCTCTGAACCCTTACATGGTTATTATACAGAGACTTGACGATTCTGTCAAGTGTGTTATAATATTAACAAAGCAGATACCATATGAAAACGCCTGTTAAAAAACAAAAACAACATTACGTTGACAATCAAGAGTTTCTTGCTGCAATAATTGTATACAAAAAGCAACTCCTTTCTGTGGCAGAGAAAGAGATTCCTGGATTTCTAGATCTTCCTCACAACAAACAGGTGCAAGCACTTAAGAAGTGGGATAGTCCTAAGAAACCCAGAGTGAATAATTACATTGGTGGATGCTTTCTGAAGATTGCAACTCACCTTTCATATCGTCCTAACTTCATTAACTACATGTATAAGGAAGATATGATTTGTGATGGTATTGAAAATTGCATTCAATATATTAATAACTTTGATCCTGAAAAATCTAAGAATCCGTTTGCATACTTTACACAGATTGTATACTATGCATTCTTGAGAAGGATTCAAAAAGAAAAAAGACAGATGGAAATCAAAGATAAGATTCTGGAGAAATCTGGTTACGATCATGTATTCAGTATTGACGGGGATGTCGATACAGGTTATAATCAGATCAAGTCCCGTGTGGAGATGAACTCGAAACGATGAAGATCTTATTGATTACGGACCAACACTTTGGTGTTCGTAACGACAATCAGCATTTTATTGAGAGTTATAGAAAATTTTATACTAAGGTAGTTATACCATACATCAAGAAGTTTAACATTGAGCAAGTGATTGCTCTTGGAGATACTTTATGTCTTTAGAGGCAGCAAAGGATATGTGGTTTGACCCTTTAAACGAATTGGGTGTACACATGCGTATGCTGGTAGGCAATCATGATATTTATTACAAGAATACTCTACGAGTTAACGCCCCAAGTGAGTTACTTGCAGGATACACAAACATCAGTGTTATCGACAGTCCCACCACTGCTGTTTACGATGGTGTTCCTATACTCCTTTTGCCTTGGATTTGCGATGAAAATCGTACAGAAGTTCTGGAAAAAGTAGGAAGTACTGAAGCCGAAGTATGTATGGGGCATCTAGAACTTAATGGATTTGAAGCACATCCTGGACATGTCATGGAAAGTGGTATGGATAAGAATGCGTTCTCAAAATTTAAGAAAGTATTTTCTGGACACTATCACATGAAATCCAACAAGGGTAATGTGTATTACTTAGGTAATCCTTATCAGTTGTATTGGAATGACTATGGATGTAAAAGAGGGTTTCATGTATTTGATACCGACACTCTAAGAACAACTTTTATTAGAAATCCATTTGACACCTTCTACAAAGTGTATTATAATAATGGAGTAAGTTTGCCAGACTCTAGCGAACTACAAGGAGCATACGTCAAACTAATCGTAGAAGAGAAGGGAGACTATGCAAAGTTTGATTACACGGTCAATCAACTTCAAGCAATGTCTTTGGGTGATTTAAAAATCATCGAAGACCTCAATGCAGAAGTCTCTAGTGATTCGGTGTTGGAAACCGAAGACACTATGACTCTCCTAGATAACTACATAGATGAAATAGACCTTAAGGTTAGTAAACCTAACATTAAGAATCTAATGAGATCTCTATACATGGAAGCATCTGAAATCTAATGTTCGTTTTAACAGACATAAACTCAGGCGGTATCTATGCTGTAACTAGCAAAGATAAAATTAAAACTGTCACTGTGTTTGAAGATCGAGACGACGCAGAACGGTATGTACAACTACTACTTGCCGATGATTATGAAGATGAACTAGAAATTTTTGAAGTTGACAAAGAAGTCGTTGCTATCAACTGTAACACATACGGATATAGTTATTCCGTTATTGAAAAAGATGATCTAATTATCCCCCCGTAATGATTACATTTGAAACTATCCGCTGGAAAAACTTTCTTTCGACAGGAGACCAGTGGACTGAGATTGATTTTTGCGAGTCATCCTCAACCCTTATTGTAGGTTCTAATGGCGCAGGGAAGTCCACTATGTTGGATGCCCTGTGTTTTGCTTTGTTTGGAAAAGCATTCCGTAAGATAAACAAACCCCAACTAGTTAATAGCATCAATGAAAAGGATGCTAAAGTTGAAGTTGCCTTTAGTATTGGCAAGGAAGAGTATCGTGTGTTTAGAGGAATTAAACCAAACGTATTTGAACTTTATAAGAATAATAAACTGGTTGATCAAGATGCTGCCACTAAAGATACTCAAAAATATCTTGAACAGTCTGTACTCAAACTCAACTATAAGTCATTTACTCAAGTCGTAATCCTTGGGTCCAGCACATTTGTTCCCTTCATGCAACTTGCTGCTTCGCATAGAAGAGAAGTGATTGAAGACTTACTTGATATTAATATTTTCTCGAATATGAATGGTCTTTTAAAAGATCGTATTCGTGCATCACAGGGTCAAAGTAAAGATTGCTCACACATGCTGACTCTTGCCGAAGGTAAAGTTCATGCTCAGAAAAAACTAATCAACTCTCTTGAAGAAGTCAATCAGAATCGTCAAGAAGAGAAACAGAAAAAGTATGATGAGAATCTTTCTTTGATGAAGAAAGTACATGGAGATAAGTATATTGTAGAGAAAGATATTGAAGATACCGAAAGTAAAATTGGTGACTATGATGCAGCAGCAAAAACTTTATCATCCTTACGTCAAGGTCAGTCAGATAAAAAGTCTCAACTAAAAATTATATCTAAGGATCTGAAATTTTTTAAAGGGCATGATGTATGTCCTACATGTACACAGGATATTAGTGGCACCTTTAAGAAAGAACAAATTAATTCATTGACACACTCAGGCAAACTAGTTGCTGAAGAGATTGTACAATTTAATGTAGATGTTACTGATGCGACTAAGATTGTATCAGAAATTTCTGAACAGTCTATGAAACTTAAAGAACTTTCTAGTAATCTTTCTGCACTTGATCGTGATTATGTCAGACTAGAGTTTGAGAATCTTCGCATTAAAGATGAACTTGTGAAGTTGCAAGAACATACTCCTAACATTGATAAGGAACGAGAACACCTACAGAATGTTCAAGATGAGTATGCAAAAACAGAATCTGACTGTGCAGCAGTTAGTCAAAGATTGGATGAGTTCCAAGTTATTGCTTCCTTGCTTAAAGATTCTGGAATCAAAAGTAGAATCATTAAGAAATATATTCCTATTTTTAATCAACTAATTAACAAGTATCTTCAGTCGATGGACTTCTTTGTAAACTTCACCTTGGACGAAGAGTTCAACGAAGTTATCAAGAGTCGTTTCAGGGATGAGTTTTCTTACGCATCTTTCTCGGAGGGAGAGAAACAGAAGATTGATTTGGCATTGCTATTCACATGGCGCGAAGTTGCTCGTATGAAAAATAGTGTTGCTACTAATCTACTAATTCTAGATGAAGTGTTTGATAGTTCACTAGATGCTTCTGGTACTGGAGAACTTCTTCAGATTCTTCGTGGTCTTGGAAAGGATACTAATGTCTTCGTTATCTCACATAAAGGAGACATTCTTGTTGATAAGTTCCTACGAACACTGAAGTTTGAGAAGATCAATGATTTTTCAAAGATGTCTGATGAGTCCTAAATAAACTTGGTTGGGGGAAAAACTTTTGCTTTCTACACAGTACAGACTGCGATTAGAATTCATTTGTAAATGTATTGCGAATGGAGAAGAAGTCAAACTAGACGATATGGTTTGGGCACAGAAACTTGCTAAGGCAAATACATCTGCTAATGAGATGTTAAAGAAAGCAAGACGACAACACTCTCAAGAAATTGAAGAAGGTAGTACCGATGATTTTCTGAATAGGATGGGTTTAGGAGACCCCGATCCATCCAATCATAAAACGGGGTTCACTGATGCTGACGATATTAAGAGTTGGTTTCACCAAGAAAAACCTGATGATTGGAGACAGAGAGACTAATGCCAAGTGAATTTGATTATGTCGAAGCACCTACAGAAGGTGAAGTTGATAAGTGGGGATTCACAATCAAACCTGCTATTAGCGATAACGAATTGATTCGTAGATGTCTAAGAAATGCTCCTTGTGGTTGTGACAAAAAACAAGTTGAACGACTGATACAACAATACTATGACTAAGAAACAATACAAACAATTGCTGCTAGATCATTTCACAGAGCGATTGGATAAGTTGACAGCAAAGGAACTGAAGGAACTTGCTGCGAGACACACATGAAGGATTATGTCTGTATCGCCATGTGGGATCCCATTTTCGAGATGATGAGGTATCATTGGGTACACAAGTCAGAAAAGGATCCTGTGCAATTCGTGAAGAATCTTAACCCAGAGCAAGAAGTGTTATGAGTAGTAAGGTACTATTCCTAGTTGACATTGGTAATGGTAGGTGTGTCAGTCATGATGGATACATTCAAATTGGTATTTTCTCCCATAGTGTAGAGAAGCACCTTGAGTTGTGTCCCGAACAGGAATGGCAAGTTACTTATTGGATGCCTGATCCATTCTGTATTAGATATCCAAGAGCGAACTATCAACATACTATGAAGGCGAACGAAGGTTCTCCTAAGACTGATAATGCTACTGATAGTCGTCCTAGAGATTTCCCTGACCAAGCAACAAATAGACTTGAGAGAACATTATGAAGATGTGGGAAACAGAATGCTCTGGGTGTCAAAAGATGATACCAGCAAATCAATGTCCTCAAGTCGGATGCTATGTTCCGTCCGAGAATAAATATAAAAATTCACTATGCAAACCCTGTTGGTTAAAAAAATGCAAGCAGTAATCTATTCTAATGGCAGTCAAGAGTGTGAGCGTATGGCAGCACTATTAGAGTCTCTTGGTGGAGAGTTTTTAGAGTATAAACTCAACAAGCACTTTACTCAAAGATCATTTGAAAATGAATTTGGCGAAGGGGCGACCTACCCCCAAGTATCTTTGGGTTATAAGCATGTTGGTAATATGCATGACACATTACATTTCCTACAAGAGAAGGGAATGCTTGTAGGACAGTGACGAAAGTGTCCCATCGGTTGTCCAGCAGCAGGAATCTCTGCTATAATTATAGGGTAACCAAGAGAGACGGATGAACACTCAGGAAGTCAAAGGCACTCTCGCCAAACTGCTTGCTACAGAGAATCTCACTGTAGAGCATCGTAAGGTCAGCACTGCCTGCTTTGATGTTGATAAACGTCTGCTGATTCTCCCTATCTGGAAGACTGCTTCCAATACCGTCTATGACCTTCTAGTAGGACATGAAGTCGGTCATGCTCTCTACACACCCAATGAGGACTTTAGTGGTGCCTCAAAGGCATTTGTGAATGTCTTAGAGGATGCTCGTATTGAGAAGATGATGAAGGTCACCTACCCTGGTCTTCGTAAATCTTTCTTTGAAGGATATAAAGAACTTTGGGACCGAGATTTCTTTGGTGTTAAGAATGAAGATCCGTCAGACTTATCGTTGATTGATCGTATCAATTTGTACTTCAAAGGTAAACCTGATATGGTTTTCTCTGATGATGAAAGAACTTGGGTTGATCGTGCTGCTAACACCAAATCGTTTCAGGAAGTCATTCAACTTGCATTAGAACTCTGGGACTATGTTAATCAGAAGAAAGATGAAACTGAGACTGAGACTCCGATTAAACCCCAGTCAGAGAATGGTCAGCAGTCTGCTGATAGTGAAGAGGAGATAGATTTTGAAGATCAAGATGATGAAGGCGAGGGTGAAGATGGTGAGTATGAAGATACTGCTGAACTAGAGATACCTACATATCAGAATGGTGGAGAGATTGATGAGACTCAATCTATAACTGATGAGGCACTTTCTCAAGCACTAGAGACTTTAGTTGATGATGATGCTAAAGAATGGGTATACTTGACTCTACCTAAGATTAATCTTGAGGACTATATTGTTCCTTATGATGTTGTTCAAGAGAATCTGCAGAACCATTATTATGGATATGATTATGGTGATGACGAGGAGTCCAAGGAATACTATGAACGAAATCTTTCATATGCTGTAGAACACTACAACTCTTTCAAGAAAGATACTCAGAAGACTGTCAACTATTTGTGTAAGCAGTTTGAAATGAGGAAGTCTGCTGATGAATATAAGCGTGCAGCAACTTCTAAGACTGGTGTTCTTGACACCAATAAACTGCATACTTACAAGTATAATGATGACATCTTCAAGAAAATTACTATCATTCCTGAAGGTAAGAATCATGGACTTGTGATGCATCTTGACTGGTCTGGTTCTATGCAGAGTCAACTTCTAGATACTATGAAGCAACTTTATAATCTAGTATGGTTCTGTAAGAAGTGTGGGATCCCTTTTAGGGTATATGCTTTTCAATCTGGATTTGTTGGTAACCGACAACAGTTGCCAGAAGATTTGAAGCAGAGTGAGAATGAACTTGCAATGACTAAAGATTTTAGATTGCTGGAGATGTTCTCTTCTAGACAAAATGCAAAATCGCTAGAGAAGTCCATGCATCTAATGTATGTTCAGGCGTTTTCTATTGGAGGATATCGTATACAACACTACTCTGAGTATACTCTTGGAGGCACTCCACTTGCAGAAGCAGTGTATTGTACTCGTGAGATCGTCGCACAATTGAAGAAGGTTGAGCGTGTCAGTAAGGTAAACGTTATTTGCTTGACTGATGGTGAGTCCAATCCAATGGGATATATCAAACGAATCCCTGACGAATATCAATATTCTGATAAAGAGTTTATGCACGCATATCTCTGCCATCAACGTAGTAAATTGTTCTTCCTTCGAGATACCGAAACTGGATATACTCGCAGATTAAATGCGATTCCTTATAATACTACAAACGAGATTGTATCTTTTTATAGAGAAATTACTGATTACAACTGGGTTGGTATTCGTATTTGTAGTAAGGCAGAACTTACACGTCTTGTGAGGGAGAGTGTAGACATAGATAGGAGCGAATATGAATCTATTGATAAGCAATGGAAGAAGGACCGATACGTTTCTATCAAAGGTAGGGCAGGATTTACCGAGTCCTTTTACATGCCAAATCAAGGTTCTGGTATGGGCAGTCAAGATCTTGAGGTCAAGAATAAAAAAGAAGTCGCTACTCGCGCTGAACTGACCAGAGCATTTAAGAAACATATGGGTTCTAAAATGACAAACAAAACTATCCTTAACGCATTTATTGAGCAAATCGCATGAAGTGTAAAGTACAACTATTCAAGGCAGGCACAATTTTCGATGAAATTGTTATTGCTACAGACTATGACGATGCTAAGAAAGTTGCCTTGGCACGAAACCCTGGAGCAACTATCATGGGAGTAACAGCAGTATTTGAATGAACATCTTTGTCACTGACGAATCACCTTGGCAGTCTGCTGCTGTCTTACCTGACAAGCACATCGTCAAGATGCCTCTGGAGACCTGTCAGATGCTCTCTATAGTCGCCTCAGACAAGTGGGGGCATGGTTATGGTACTTTGCCTAAGGCAGACGGTACTCCCTATGCTACAGACAAAGGAGCGTTTCGTAATCACCCCTGCACCAAGTGGGCAAACGAGACTGTAGCAAACACAAGATGGTTGCTTGCTCATGGGTTTGCTCTATGTCAAGAGTATGCTGCTAGGTATGACAAAGTTCATACTTGTTTCACTGCTCTTCTTGCTGCTGACAAAATCATTCCTGATGTATCATGGGATGATCACACTCCTTTTGTTCGTGCAATGCCTGAGGAGTTTAAGTTTGACGATAGTATCACCACTATCGAAGCATACAAGATGTACATTGCATCTAAGCCATGGGTGGCATCCAACTATCTGCGTGTGCCAGATCGCAAACCGTCCTGGATTTGACAAAATCAATCCAAGACCTGCTATAATTAAAACATAAACAAAGGAAAGCAATGAACCGCGTCACTACCGAACAACTGATTGATACTCTCACTGAGCAGTATGGTGTTGAAGTTAGTACTGCACAAGTTCGTGATGCAGCAAATGCTCTAGGTGTATCATATCCTACTGCATGTAAACGTCTTGACTCTTACAAGTCTGGTCGTGGCAAGTGGAACCTAACTGTTCAAGAAATTGAGCAAGCATATGAAGCACCCTCTGCAACACCTGCCGATAATTACATTCCTACAAAAGATGATTCCTATGTCCCTTTTGGTAACTATGCATCTGTTCGCAAAGTTATCGCCTCTAATCAATTTTATCCTGTCTTTATCACAGGTCTTTCAGGCAATGGTAAGACCCTCTCAGTTGAGCAGGCATGTGCAACAGCAAAGCGAGAGTTGATTCGTGTCAACATCACAATCGAAACTGATGAAGACGATCTTATTGGTGGTTTTCGCCTTGTCAATGGTGACACTGTTTGGCATAATGGTCCAGTCATCGAAGCTTTGGAACGTGGAGCTGTACTTCTTCTAGACGAGATTGACCTAGCATCTAATAAGATCTTGTGTCTGCAATCTGTTCTTGAGGGTAAAGGTGTATTCCTCAAAAAAATTGGTAAGTATGTAACCCCTAAGGCAGGATTTAATGTTATTGCAACTGCAAATACTAAAGGTAAAGGCAGCGATGACGGTCGTTTTGTTGGAACTAATATTCTCAACGAAGCATTCCTCGAACGTTTCCCGATTACCTTCGAGCAAGATTATCCAACTGCATCGGTAGAAGAAAAAATCCTACGAAATATGGGTTGTGATACTATCTTTGCAGAAAATCTTGTGAAGTGGGCAGGCGTCATTCGTAAGACTTTCTTTGATGGTGGTGTTGATGAAGTGATTACAACCCGTCGCTTGGTTCATATTGCACAAGCAATGGAAATTTTCAATGACCGTTTTACTGCTATTACTATGTGTGTGAATCGTTTTGATGACGACACAAAACAATCTTTCCTGGATCTTTATACAAAGGTTGACGCAGGAGAAGATTCAGAATATAATGAGAACGAAGAAACCATTTGATTATGAAGTACAATGAAGATGCGCTTCTCAAGGAGTTGCGCGATTACATTTCTGGAACCTATGGACAACACTATTCTGCTGGCAACGATGAGATTCAAACGTTAGACTTGATTGAAGCATGTGGAGACGCTGAGGCATTCTGCCGTAGCAACATCCTCAAGTATGCTTCTCGCTATGACCGTAAAGGCACTGCCCGTCGCGACATTATTAAAATCCTACACTACGGATTACTCCTTCTCCACTTCTCCGATAAAACTAGAATCACCGAATCTTATCCTCAATGACAGTAATTTCTCAATCCACCATGGAAGTTCTCAGGAACTTCTGTTCTATTAACAAGTCTATTGTCATCAAACCTGGCAACCAAGTTTCTACTCTGAGCATCAATAAGAACATTCTTGCTATTGCTGATGTTGAAGAACAGTTTGAATCACAGATTTCTATTTACGATCTGGGTGTATTCTTGGGCGGTCTGGCTCTCTTCGATGCTCCAAAGATCGATACTACCCAATCCAATTACGTCACTGTAAGTGATCAGCGTGGCAAGTCTAAGACTCGTTTCTTTTATGCTGATCCAGATATTATTACTCAGGCACCTGAGAAAGAGATTGTAATTCCTTCTGAAGATGTAAAGTTTCGTCTAGATGCAGGTAATCTTAAGCAACTTACAAAGGCAGCATCAATTTATCAACTACCTGACCTTTGTCTATTTGGTGATGCTGGTGCTATGCATTTGTGTGTAACCGACAAGAAGAATGATACCTCTAACAGTTATTCTGTTGAAGTTGGAACTACTGATGATGAGTTCTGCTATTGTTTTAAGGTTGAGAACCTGAAACTTCTTGCTGGTAATTACAATGTGACTATTAGTAAGCAAAACGTTGCCCTATTTCAGGGTGATGGAATCAAATACTTTATTGCTCTAGAACCTAACAACTGATGTCTGATTTTTTATGGGTAGAGAAGTATCGTCCTCAGACTATTGATGACTGCATCCTTCCTGCCAATGTGAAAGAAACCTTCCAGAGTTTCGTTAATCAAGGAGAGATTCCCAATCTTCTCCTTTCTGGTACTGCTGGTGTTGGTAAAACTACTATTGCTAAAGCACTATGTAAAGAATTGGGTGCAGATTATTATGTTATCAATGGATCGGATGAAGGTAGATTCTTGGACACTGTACGCAATCAGGCAAAGAACTTTGCCTCTACTGTGTCTCTCACTGCTTCTGCTCGTCACAAAGTTCTTATCATTGATGAGGCAGATAACACAACCTCAGATGTTCAATTACTCCTTCGTGCAAGTATCGAAGAGTTCCAAAAAAACTGTAGGTTCATATTCACTTGTAACTTCAAGAATAAGATTATCGAACCTCTACATAGTAGGACGACGGTCGTAGAGTTTAATGTCAGAGGACAGACAAAGCAAGAACTTGCTGGTGCGTTTTTTACAAGGTGTCAAGATATCCTCAGGCGCGAGGAGGTCACCTTCGCTCCGAGAGTTGTTGCAGAGGTCGTCCAGAAATACTTCCCAGATTTCCGAAGAACCCTCAATGAATTGCAGCGATACTCCAGCACAGGGGTTATCGACACTGGTATTCTGGCGGCGCTAGGTGATGCTAATGTTGATACTCTTGTAACAGCATTGAAGGATAAGAAGTTCAATGATGTTAAGAAGTGGGTGACTCAAAATCTTGATTCAGATCCAACTTCTATCATGCGTAAATTGTATGATAACTTATCTGGAGTCATGGGTGGTCCTAGTATTGCAGCAGCAGTTCTAATCATTGCTGAGTACCAGTACAAGTCTGCTTTTGTTGTAGACCAAGAGATTAATCTACTTGCATGTTTAACTCAAATTATGGTGGAGTGTGAATTTAAATGAAGTTTAAAGCATTAGTATTTGTCCGACTACGATCACAGGTTGATGACTCAGCAGGCAATGCCGTGAGAGATGCCTGTAAGAGATTGTCCGAGTTAGACATCAAGAAACTTAGACTTGGTAAGGTGATTGATGTTTGGTTGGAAGCAGAGAGCAGAGAGTATGCTGAGAAGGAACTCGAAATGTTATCCGATAGATTCCTTGCTAACACAGTCATGGAAGACTGGGATTATGAATTGACTGAAATTGAAAACTTTCCTAAAGGTATTGAAGCATGATTGATGTAAAACTAATTCGATTGGTTTCTGGAGAAGAAATCATTGCCGAAGTTCTAGATTGGAGTAACGGTATTATTACTGTAAAGAATGCTTTAGTTGTCATTCCTCAACAGGGTCAAGTTGGATTTGCTCCATGGGCAACTGTTATTGATCCTGAGCGTCCTGAAGTTGCTCTTGACATGAAGCATGTGATTTATTCTGTTGAAGTTGCACCCGATGTGATCAAACAATATGTTAAACTATTCGGTGGTCCTGACATCATCACTCCAAGCAAGCAACTTATACTATGACATCACTAAAGACTCCTCTTCGTTATCCTGGTGGTAAGTCTCGTGCTACTAAAAAGATGGCAGAGTTCTTTCCACTATTCAAAGACTACACCGAGTTTCGTGAACCCTTCGTTGGTGGAGGTTCTGTTGCTCTTTATATCACTCAGATGTATCCTCACCTGGATATCTGGGTGAATGATTTGTATGAACCATTATATAATTTCTGGAAAGAACTCCAGCATGATGGTCGCAAACTTCGTGATGAGTTGGTTCAACTTAAGAATCGTCATCCAGAACCAGTATCAGCAAAACTATTATTTTTAGACGCTAAGGAGAAAATAAACGATGATTCAACATCCAACCTATCTCGTGCTGTTAGTTTTTACATTGTTAATAAGTGCTCTTTCTCTGGTCTCACTGAGTCCAGTTCCTTCAGCAAACAAGCGTCAGAGTCTAACTTTAGTATGCGAGGGATTGACAAACTCCCTTATTACGGAGAACTCATCCAAGACTGGAGAATTACTAATCTGTCATACGAAGAACTTCTGACTAACAAGAAGGAATCGTTTGTATATCTAGATCCTCCTTATGAGATTAAGTCTAATCTCTATGGTAAGAAAGGTGGAATGCACAAAGGATTTGACCATGATGAGTTTTTCTTTGCATGTGATAGACATGCTTGCGACCAGATGGTATCATATAATTCTTCCAATCTAATCAAGTCTAGATTCATCGATTGGAAACCATATGAGTATGATCATACTTACACTATGCGATCAGTTGGTGAGTATATGAAAGACCAGCAACAACGTAAAGAACTGCTTCTACTTAACTATGTCGTATGATGAACGGTATCCTCTCAAGGATTATCTAAACAGTATCAATCTTTCCAAAGAAAATCTTATGGAAAGTGAAGATCCTGCTTGGGAAAGATGCTATCCTCCATTCGTCATAAACAAATGTATGTCTCATCACATGGATACTGTGATGTTTGCAAACGAGATGAATATGTATCCTGAACTAGATAAAAAACTTCAGTATGATTTTTTTATAAATACCGTGAGGACCCGTAAGAGATTTTCTCCATGGGGCAAGAAGGAAAAGGTGACGGATATTGAACTTGTTAAAGAGTTCTATGGTTATTCAACCGAGAAAGCTGAACAAGCTCTCAGGATTCTATCTCCTACCCAACTTGATGTTATTAGATCTAAATTGAATAAAGGGGGTAAGAAACGATGAATGAGATTAAAGAGGTCCAGTGGACAAAGAATGATATGATAGAAGTGAACCTTAAGGAACCAGATGATTTCCTTAAGGTTCGTGAAACTCTTACTCGTATTGGTGTTGCTTCTAGAAAGGAGAAAAAACTATACCAATCTTGCCACATTCTCCACAAAAAGGGTCAGTATTATATCGTTCATTTCAAAGAGTTGTTTGCACTTGATGGCAAGAAAGCGAACTTTTCTGAGAATGATTTACAAAGACGTAATAGAATTATTAAACTACTCTCCGATTGGGGACTTGTAGAAATAGTAAAGGAGGATTCTGTAACTGATGCAGCACCTTTAAGTCAGATTAAAGTTATTGCATATAAAGAAAAGGCAGAATGGACGTTAGAGTCTAAGTATAATATTGGTAAAAAACGACAACCGAATGAGTGACTTTAATTATCATGTGAAGCAATTTCAATCTCCAGGGTATTTGTTGATTGAAGTTCCTTCTGATGTGAGGAAAGAGTTAGAAGAATCTATCCAAGACTTACATAAAACATCTGAGTCTGATGCTCGCACAACTTTGCGAGGACATCTTGATCAAGAGTGGCATCTTCCAATTGGTACGGAGATGAAACTCTTTACTAAAAATTTATCAAATATTTATTTACAGCATTTTGGAATGCAACCTAGCATGGGTGTTGCAGAAACTATGCGTGATATGTCTAAAGTTGATTTTGATTTAGAAAAACTTTGGATTAACTATCAAAAGAAGTATGACTTCAACCCTCTGCATATTCATTCGGGAGTCTTTTCTTTTGTTATATGGGTGAACATACCATATGATTTGCAGGAGGAACGAAAGAGATATGTAACAAATGGAAATGAAACTGCTAGTTTTGTATTTCAATATATGAATGCTATTGGCGGATTAGATACCGAGCATCTGTTTATTGATAAGAGTTTTGAATGGAAAATGGTATTCTTTCCAGCACGATTAAACCATGCAGTAAATCCATTTTATACTTCGGATGACCATAGAATTTCGATATCAGGTAACGTATATTTGAATGATAAATAGAGCTGCCTAACTCTTTACTTATGGAAACCCCAAAGAAAGAGGAAGCCAAAAAGGAAAACAAATTTGAGTGGGCGGATGAGGGTGTATCAACTCTCGTCCGAGTTATTATTCTTGGATGGTCAGCAGCAATTCTGACTCTTAATTATGTAACTGTTC